ATCAACAAGCTGTGACACTGTACCACTAGGCTTGACACAGGTAATGGCAGCAGACTGCGGGATACCCAACCTTTCCGACCACTCCTTATTGGTTTCAATAGCAATCTGGCGTAGGTGGTCAAGGGTCTTATCCAGTCCAGCATTGGCTAAAGTCAGCACCTTGTTATCCATGATGCCTGTCAAGCTAACTCCAAGTAGACGCTCTTCCTCTGTGTTGCGTTGCCATACCCTACGAAGGTAGGGGAAATGGGTGTAGGTAGACTGGATTGTACCGAGAATAGTAGCCAACTCTACCTTACGTTCCAAGTCCATGATGGTATCTTCAGCACGAACAACCACTTCTGTCAGGTTACAAAACTGGTAAGGGCGAAGGATGATCTCACTACAAGGGTTGGTTCCAAACTCCCAATCCTGGTCCCGACGACCGTTCTTTGCAGCCTGACGTTTACTGGCGGCACGATTGAAGATACCACGCTCACCACTACCACTCTCCACCAACGCAAGCCATTCCCGTAGGAAGGACTTCATGTCTGGCTTCTCTGTGTACGACACACTGTTGTTAGCCAAGGCACGTTGAGGTTCGTTGTCCCACCAAGATCCTGACTTAGCGTGACGCATACGGTCATCACTGAGGTTAGACAACGAGATCATTGCTGACCGACGTACCCCACCTACAACAACAACCTCACCAATCTTGCACATGATGTCATGGCATTCAATTGAAGACAGCTTGCGTCCCTTGGCACCTTTGAACTTGGCGACGGTGAAGTTGAACAGATCGACCAACGGTCCCGGCCCAGAGGCACGACCACCAAAGGTCTTTAGCTTGGCACCAGCAGGACGTACCTTGGAAACGTCCCACTTAGGCACCTCACCTGACCAGAGGAGGGCGAGAACCTGACGGTATGCCTTGGCCCAACCTTCCTTGCTGTCCTTGACAACCACTGTAGTCTCACTGTCAAACAACTCTTCAGGAACTTCAGGCAGCTTGTTGATGTACTGCCGTTCCACCGAGAACCCCACACCTGTACCACACAGCAGGATGAACATAGCCTCATCGAAAGACTTTGGGTCATCCACCGGCAGGTAGCTACAGTTGTACATACAGGTGTTGTCCCTGTCAGCAGCCTTTCCCGCTGTCATCATTGCTCGCATCGAAGGCATAACCTCAAGGTTAAGGATAGCCTGTTCGATGTCGTCAAAAAGTTCAGGCTCACTGACGTAGTCTGATACAATGTTCTTTACATAGCGGGAGACAGTCTCCTCCCAAGTCTCCCGTCGCCCCTCATCAGGCAACCACCGAGCGTAGCGGCTGATGGCAATGAAACGCATGTAGTCGTCCATAATCTCTCCTTACTTATTGATGCAGCTACTCAAGTCAACCTTGGGTGCGCTAGGGTTCTTGATGATCTTACCATCTTCTCTGCGCTTGATTGTTCCATCATCCTGACGCATCCGAGAGAGGTTGTTTTCGTGGACAAGTGAGAATGCCTTGTCGAGGTCGTACCCTCTGGCAATGGCGTACCCATACAGGACATACACAAGGTCAGCCATCTCTTTCAGTTCAGCTTCTGGGTCATTAAACCCTGCCTCCATCCACTCGTGGAACTCTTCGCAGACTAGGTCAGAGTACAGTTTCGCATCAGGGGACTGCATGCTGAGGTAGAGGAAGTCTTCCACCTTACCTTGGTGTGGTAGTTCATAGGTCATTTCTTGTCTCCGTAGTGCTTCTTGATGGTGGCTAGGCTTACAAACTGGGGTTCATACATACCCTTGTCAACACCCCTTTTTATTACCACACCTTTCCACCACTCTCCGTTTGCTTGACCTGCCCACTCTTCTGCGCCTCCCTTATAGCAGCCAGCGACAAGGCCAATCGCGTTAGCACCATCCTTAAAATACACGCTGCGCTTGTGGCTGTGACCAACAGTAGTGCTAACGTAGCGGGCTTGGATAAGTCCAAAAGCGTGATGAACGCCAGAGATAGGACGACCGTAGTTACCAGCACCAACAAAATGAGCATAATCGACGCCATCATATTGGTGAATACATGGAGCACCGTGTTGATATGGATGATACTCATCGAACCACTTGTTGGTGTTGAGGTGTTTGAACGATATCCCATATTTCTCCCCCTCCAGCCTTGGGTCATAAGCTATAGCAGTCTTGATGCGGTTCTCATGGTTACCCTCGAACCCAAAAAAGGCGGGCTTCTTGCGCTTGTTCTTCGTAAACTCGTGACGTATCCTTTCTTGGGCGTCGTTATAGCAGTTGATATCCTTTTCGTAGTTTTGAGTGACGATGGCTTCTGGCTTCCTTGTGTCGTAGCTATTGAGGGACTTCATGTCGGCCCCATCACCCAGGTCAACTACATAATCAGGCTTCAGGTCGTAGAGGAAGCGAGACAACCAAGTGAACCTCTCGTTACTGATGTCTGGTGAGGCATGGGAACAGGTTAGGACTACGACTGTTTTGTCAAAGCTCATAGTCTATTTCCTCATCCCAATCCAAAATTAGGTCACAGTCGTCATCGATCTCTAGCTCACCTTCCGCATACAAGTGATACAGATCGTCCACATAATCCTCTAGGCACTCATACTCAATCAACTCCTCATATTTCTGTTCACCCTCTTGCACCACACCTTGGGCTAGGTAGTAGCCCTTAGATTGCTTGGCCTTACCTAGTTCCAACAAAACCTTCATCGTCCTACTCCTTAGTCCAGTCTAGTGGGATCAAACCTTCTGCCCACTTGAAACCATGTTGATCGCACCACAGTGCATAAGTTGTGTTTGAAGTCTTGTTCAGCTTAGAGTTTGCATTACTGAACACGAACCTCACGTCTAGTTCTGGGTGTTGTTCCTGCACCAGCAAGTGCTTCACCCTATCCCTACTCAAGAAGCGCCCTTTTGTTTCCACGATGATTCCATTCTTTAGTACGAAGTCCGGCTTGTAGACTTTTGGACTTGTTAGGTAGGATATCTTCAGGCTTTCATACTCAAACTTTACGCCATGTGACCTAAGAAACTTGGCGTTGTCATGTTCAAGCCCAGACCTGTATCCTGCATCCCTAGCAGACTTCCTTACAGAGAACCTAGGCTTGCTCGCTGGCATTTTAGAGACACTTCTTACCGAGCGTCTGGTGGTTGCCATATCTCACCTTCCTTTCGCCGTATCCACAATAGGATGCCATTCTTGGTGACAGCTTCTACATCACCCTCATACGCATCCAGCACCCTGTTGTACAACTCCACCTCTGTGGTAGCACCTTCCAGCATCTTCTCTGCCTTCTTGGGGCCAACCTGCCACAGACCTTTGATGTTGTCTGCCCTGTCCCCTGTGAGGATTTGGGTGTAGAAGTTGTAGAGTCCAGTGAACTCATCCACCACAGTGAAAGAACCCTTGGTGATGTTATAGTGCTGACAAGGTATTTGTAGCAGGTCTTTGTCAACAGAAGCGATCACAGTGTCAGGTCCAAGCTGGGTTGCGTAAATACCCAAAAGGTCGTCAGCCTCCTCACCATCTGAAACAACGGCACCATACCCATTGTCAGAAGCTAGGTAGTCCCTAACACCAGACCAAAATTCGGGCTTTTCCTGTGGCCTATGCGCCTTGTAGTCGTCCGCATAGTCATGGCGGTAGTTGCCCTTGCCAGTTAGGAAAACCTTGTAAGGTCCGAAACCATCAAAGGTGTTGTCGAGGATGATCCTTTCCATGAGATCATCACACAGGTCATACGCATCCTCCAAAGTCTCTACATCCCTACCACAAGCAGCGCGGTAGACAACTATGTCACCATCCACAAGAAGCATTTTAGACCCCCGTTTCTAAGATCAGCCTGTCCAGATACCATCTAGCCTTGCTAAGGTCTTGCTGTGGGTTGCCCTTATACTGCCAACGATGCAGGTACTTCTTGGTACAACCTTCCAGATAACCTTTGAAAGCCTCTGGGGTCATGTTGTCTTTTAGGTAGTCAATACACTCGATATTGCCATTGTTGTAGTGAGGGGGTTTGTTAACTAGATCAGACATTCATCAACTCCTTCCAGGACACGGGAAAATTACGTCCCATTATTTCAGATATCTTGTTAGCTACAATACGGGTTTCTGCCTGTGCATCAGGAGCGCACCGTAGCTTACACATAGCAGCGAAGGCATCCAGACTACCTGACCACCACCATTCTGTCATGGTAGACAGGGGAAGCACCGTTCTGGCTTGTTCTTCACACACACCGTGATCTAACAGGTGTTTGTAGAGCCTAGCACAGTCATTCATCAAGTAGCCGTAGTGCTTGTCAAACCCTTCACAATCTGTATGCGCTGCACCACTTCCTTGCTTCTTGTCCGTAGTGGCCTCCCTCCACTCTGGCTCGTAGAACTCTGGTTCACTACTTACATACCGTCGTGACACCTCGTTCCATCTAAGGAACTTATGCTTCACCAGTTGTCGGGCCACAAAGATTGGAGCCTTGACGGTGAACGATGCAAAGCAGTGACCAAAAGGACTGATGTGCTTGTGTTTTGCGAGGTAAGCGATAAGCGCCTTATCACCTAGTCCCATCTCTGTCTTATGTTTGGAGAACGACACGCGGGCAGCATTTACGACAGTCAGGTCATCACCCATAACATCGTTGCAGGAAACTTGGATATCACTCTTCATTATCTTCGCCCCCTTTGCTTAAGATATCCACTAGCTCTAAGACAAAAGTCTCAAGCCCGTGGTGGGCAATATCCAGTTCATCAATCCTGTCCGACAACCTTTTCTGGTTCCATGCCATAACCAGCAGTACAACCAGCGTGGTGAAATTAACCACTTCCATTATAGACACAGTCAGCATGCCGTTCCCCTTTTGTGGCCTCTAATTAGAAGCGGTCAACACCATCGTCAAACTCTTCACGCTCCCAAGCCACATGCTCAAGAACCGCAAGGCGTTCAAGGCGCACGATAGAACCTTTGTCACCTTTGAAGACCGAAACCTTGACGACAGCCTTGGTGCCGTTCCCAAGCTCACCGTCTTCAAACGTCCAACGCTTGGTGCTTTCTCCTTCAGTGAAGTCGAACACTTTAGGTGCGCCACCATAATTCTCAAAGGTGGGATGGTTGTTGTTCCGCTTGAGGCGGAAGTATTTCCCCAGCCCCAGACCCTCGGTTCCCTCCTTCAAGGTCTTATGGCCATTGACGGCCTTGGGTGCGCCAGCGTCGAAGAACTTTTCAATATCCTCCTCGGTCTCAGGGTAGAAGTTCACGTTGTACTGCCCACCAACGTGCTGGTGGAACTCGTGATTGTCGATGTTTTCCTCAAACACCCGAGCATATTCCAGGTATCCGGTCATCGTGATCCAGTTGGTCTTAGACATTAGAAATCTCCTCAGTTGCCTAGTGTACTTCGCTGTAGTTGTTACCTACAGAATAGTCAATCCCAAAAGGGACATTCAGTTTCAGTTCGTCGTTCAGTTTTTTGATGCATTCCTCCAGCATAGCACAATCAAAGTCCGGATCGGTGCTGTCCACGACTATCTCATCATGGAATTGACCAACGACCCTTAACCCCTCCTTCTTGACCAGCCTCACAAATGTGTCAAACACGAAGACACCTGTGGACTGGTTTGTAGTAGACCAGCGGTCTTTTTCATTACGCAAACTGTACCAGAAGCCCGAGACCTCGTTGTAAATCCACTTCTCGGTGCCATAGGGGTAGACCCTGCGGCTTTCGGCAACCTGCTTTACAGCCTTGTTGCGTTCCCAATAGGCTTCAATCAGGTCACGCGCCTTTGCAACACTAAGACCAGTAGCTCGGGCCAGAGTTTTAGGCCCGACACCGTAGACACAGGCGTAGTTGGCCGCCTTGTAGGACTTTCTGATAGCCGCGACATCCGGTCTCTTTCCTTCATTGAAGCCGTCGATATCTTCTTGCGACAACTCACCAGCATGCTTTGCAAGGTCGAGGTGTGGATCGTAACCCTCTTTCTCCATCTCCGCTACATACTCTGGGTCAATAGGTTGCATGTAGTGGCGCTTGGTTGTGTCTTCCAAAGATACCATGTCGCAACCGATAAGGCTGCATCCATCGCTCGCTACCAAACAACCCCTTACCTCCTTTCCCCAAGGCTTGTCCACCCCCGGCAGGTTGACCAGAGGCTTTCTATGCTTGAACCTCAGGGTGTTTGTTAGACCAGCAACCCCAGCATTTAGCTTACCGTCTGGGCCGACACATTCCAGGAAACCCTTCACTATGCCGAGACGGTGCGTGAGAACAGTTAAGTCCTCTAGGTGTTTGACCGCTGGTTCCTTGCTTATCAGGTCTGTCACGCTCCTACACAAATCCGACCCATCCCGAACCTGTTCGATCTTCCGCTCCTCATCCCCGTTGCGGACGAACTTGAAAGTCTTAG